ACAGTTGAAAACATACCGCTGTGTGAATAATTTGGAAGATTTGCGGTTTGGTAGTTATGTGCGTTGGATATCGTTGAAAAATCCCGAAATCATCAAATTGACGAATGGGGGTATTGTCTGCGATATCAAAGCGGTTAATGCGGATATTCATATTAAATGTAAAAATAAAATGAATATGATTTTTCAGGCGAAAATGTCCGAAATCCTCTTATTCCAGAAATTAAGCGAACAGGAAGAGGTTATTTTGAAGGCCTTGAAATATCTGGGGGGTTAACCCCCCACGGCCCCCCCACAGCCGAGGGGCGGAGCTTGGGGGAGAGCTTGGATTAGGGTTAATTTGTATTTGCGTCCACCGAATGCGTCCGCCTCTCGGGTGCGGGGGTAGTAGGGGGTGCCCCCCTAGGTGTGGGGGTCGTAGGGGGTGTCCCCCTAGGTGGACCCCTAGGTGCCAAACTATACTTATCCTCTCCTACTTTCCCCATAAAATCGTCCGCAATCGTTTCGCCCACTTTTTTCAGCATGCCATCTTTCAAGAGCGGCATTAAATTGATGAGATAATTCGAGAGCGCATGGCCCCAATAAGCACACGTAGTTCCCTGTACATTGCCGATGAGTTTCATAATTTGTTGAACAAACACTTCGCCCGAGACATGAAACAAAGTATTCGACAAACAGCCCGTATTTTTTGTAATAACCGCGCCTGGTGTTATATTTAAAATATCAAATTGCCCTTGATATTCTTTATAAATGGAATTGCCTTGATAAAAGCCAAACGCGTTCGCCGCCTCATACACGCTCAAATAGGGCACGCTGATTTCATTTGACATCGTTAAGCCAAATAAGAAATTCGGGTGCATACATTGGGCGGTTATATTGACCAAGGCGCTCTTTCTAGCTCCGCTTGCCCTTTTCAGGAAATAAGGAATAGCCATATGTGTTAAGCGGCTTTGCACCAAGGTCCCCGTCGCAATGACATCGCGAATATAGGCCGCCGGCATGTCGTGATAAGCCTTCCAGCCTACCCGGTGTCCCACATTATTGATAAGAATAGCTAAATCCGTTCCTATTTCCTGAAAAGCCGCATCAATATCGACGAAAAAATCATCTTGAAAGGCCTGGCGAAAATCTTTCAACAACACTTTGGTTTTTATCTCCGGATACTCCGCTTTCAGTCGCGCGGCGGTTTCCTGCGTACGTTTCGAGCCAATCAGCAACAGATTAAATCCCCGCTGGGCGAAAGCCAAAGCCATTTCGTAGCCTTGCCCACTCGATGCACCCGTAATCGCCACCCAACTGCCGGCGCCATATCTCTCCAATAAATTTAATTCCCCCAATAAAAAATACTTATGAATGCCTTTCAGTGCCGCTGCGCCCAATAAAAGCAGTTGAAATACAATGAGCAATACCAACACAAAGAAAATTTTCGCCATATTACACATATGAGAGAAGAAACAGGTATATTAAACGCCTAAAGAATTATACGCAGAGTTATGTTCAATACACATTTTCCGGGTACCTTTTTTCGGCAATAATTTCGCCTTTTTCTTGCATGTAAATTTAAATACTTTCAATTTCTTTTTAGTTAAAACACTGTTATAACATATTGAAATTGCTCGCTTCTCGCTGCCTGCTCTGCCGGTGCCCGTGCCTGCTCTGCCTGCTCTTATATTCTTAATACATTTACATAATTTAATCGCTAGGAAATGCTCCGCCTTTTCTTTAATGGCTTTATTGGTTAAAGCCTCTGTATCGATTTTATAGAATTTCAAAATATTTTTATAATCGCGTAAGGTCATTTTTAACGATTTTATTTGGCTCGATTTCATTTGGCTCGATTTCATTTGGCTCGATTTCATTTGGTTCGATTTCATTTGTATATACTATATATGTGGAAAATCTGGTTATTTGTAAAAATCGTTAAAAAAAAGATTATGACGCACCTGTTCAAACTAATAGCCTTGGCATTAATACCTGTATTGATTTATTCCAAAGATATATTATCATATGTTACTACACAACTAGCACAAATGAAATCAGCAAAATCGGCCAAATCAGCCAAATTAGCCAAATCGGGAAAAACCGCAAAAATTGTGGTATTTGACCTAGATGAAACCTTGGGCTATTTTACCGAGCTATCTATTTTCTGGGATGCGCTCGAACAGTATTATGGCCACAATTTATTCAATGACAAATTTTTCGAGTTGCTGGATGTCTTTCCGGAAGTTTTTCGCCCAAACATGTTGTCAATTTTGAATACTCTACGGAAGAAAAAGGAGAGAAAAGCCTGTCAGCAAATTTTCATCTACACGAACAATCAAGGACCTAAAAGTTGGGTTACAATGCTGAGCGACTATATTAATTTAAAACTCGGCACTACTGTTTTTGACCGTGTCATCGCGGCTTATAAGATTCGTGGCAAACAAATTGAACCCCAGCGCACCAGCCACGAAAAAAGTGTATCTGATTTAATCCGCTGCACAAATATACCAGCCAACGCAGAAATATGTTTTATTGATGATTTATATCACCCTTTAATGGATAAAGACAATGTCTATTATATAAATATTAAACCTTATCGGGTATCCATCCCATTCGAAGTCATGGCAACGCGCTATTATGACGCGGTCTTAAGCTCTACACAAATTGATAAAAATGATTTTGTCCGGCATATCGTCGCTTTTATGCGACAATTTAATTATATGCTTCTAAAAAAAAGCGCCGAAGAAGAAGCGGTGGATACCATTGTGAGTAAAAAACTTTTAGCGGATTTAGAGGATTTTTTAAAGTGTGAGCGAAGCCCCAATACCCGGAAGAGACACAACAGGCGAGTAAAATCAATGCGCAAATATTTTTGATGCGCAAATATTTTTGATGCGCAAATATTTTTAATGTATACTATATACAATGGAACGCATGAAACCAGGAAACCAACGCACGGAAGAATTAAATCAACGGATGTCCGCACGAAATACACCATCCAATCCATTACAGCCGCAGTTTGATATCCGTCCACTGTCCACCAAATATGCACTGCTGCCGATTGTCGATAGACGCGAAAATCACAGCGAACCGATACATTTACAACCCACCTATGACATAACCTCGACGTTTAATCCTGGGAATGCTCAAGCACCTTGGAGTGGATTCGCCACCAATATTAACAATGAATCCCGATTAAGGAACCAGTTTTTTGCCTTGCAGCACGGCGCGGGACAGTCGTGCTATATTCCAGCGAAAACGAGTGACCTATATACAGCACCAAGCTTGCCGCTTGGTTCATTCCAACAACCCTTTCCGGGTCTTTTTGCCAAGACGGAATTCGCGGAGACTAATCCTTGCCCGAAAGGGTTGGGTGTTAATTTTTTCGAGAATTGTACAAGGCAACAAGTAAAAGAAATCGTTTAACGTTTACATTTTATTAAATTATAGAATGTAAATGACAGAAGAAGCGCCAGACAAAGTGCCATTAGACAAAGTGCCATTAGACAAAGTGCCATTAGACAAAGTGCCATTAGAAAAAATGAACATTGTAGACAATGCGTCTTTGACCTTTTTTACCAACCCACTTTATTTAAGTATACTACAGCGAAAGAAATTAGGACAAATAAAAGACAATACGGCCGAAATAAAATTCTATCGAAAACGTATCATTGCGCTTTTTAAAGATATGTTAAAAGAGGAGGGAAATAAAGAAATTAAGGAAATACACACGGCCTTTGTTAATATGGCGATTCGGTATTTTGAAATAACCGATAAAAAAGATATTATACAGGGCCAGCACGCGCAAGACCCTCAGCACCCGCAAGACCCTCAGCAAGGAGCAGAACACACACTAACGCCAGAAGAATTGTTAGACACATTCGATGGGTCGGATACACTAGACGAAGCCAATGATAAAATGATGCGTAAAACCATAGCTCTGGCCAATTTAGACAACTATGTTATTAACAAGACAGAAAATACTACCGACCTGCGAATTATTCCGATGAAAATGGATATTGATTTAAAAACCCAGGATTTAAAACTAAAAGGCGTACCACCTAAAAAAATCAAAAAATCGTAAAGAAGATTTATCTATTTAAAATATAGTAAATGAGCGCTGGCAAAACGCGGAAAAATAAATTACATAAGTATACGCATAAGCGAAGCAAGAGCGAAAAGCGAAGCAAGCATAGGCATAGCAAGCATAAGCATAAGCATAAGCATAGCAAGCATAAGCATAGCAAGCATAAGAATCGCAAGGGCGGCAATAATTCATTCAAGAAGGCACAATGCGCACCGAAAACCAATAATGAAATTCAGAAATTTAGCTGTTATAGCAAAAATGACCTTTTAAAAATGCGTGATTTATGGAATAAGCGGCATAGTGATTCACCGATTAATAGTGATAATCTAAACGAGATTTGGACCAATTTAAAAAATAAAATGAAAGATGCCTGCCACTCTGAAGCGTGCTGGTTAAAACAAAAATTCATGGAAAATAATTTAAACGATGAATTATTGGATTATACCTTTGCACCCAAATCACCAGTAAAATGGAAGGAAAACCATACGACCTGGTTAAACAGCACGGATATTGAAAAGGTTATGAAACAGTATGAACATACTTATCCCTGTTTCCGGTTCATTGGGCCGACGCCAATTGATTTCGACAAACGCATCTACAATGATAAATGTGTCTGGGACGATTTATGTAATTTCAAACTTTCCAAATTTATAAAAGACGGTATAACCAAATTCGGCATTATATTCAATACGGACCCACACGATAAAAGCGGGGCACATTGGATTTCTCTCTTTATAAATTTAAAGAAAAAATTCATATTCTTTTTTGACAGCAATGGCACGGAAATGCCGGACGAAGTTAAGAAATTTTGTAATCGGGTGGTATCGCAAGCCTTACAATTAGACATAGAATTGACACTGGACCAAAATGCGCCATTTGCGCACCAAGAAGGGAATACCGAGTGTGGGATGTATTCTTTATACTTTATTATTTCATTGGTTAAGGACACACACAACTATGATTTTTTTAAAAAAAACAAAATAAGTGATGCTGCGATGGAAAAAATGCGCGACCGGTATTACAATAATGATATATAAATGAAATATAATATAAAAATTACTTATTTTTTATACTAATGGATAACATTTATGAGAAATTTACATCGAATCAAAATAAAGGGATGGTTTGGAAATTACTTATCGACAATGGTATATTTCGTTCCATACCAGATGTTAATGCGCCGATGATACAAAAAGATTTTGAAAGGAAAATCGAGACGATAGCAAAAAAAATAACCGCAACGGACACTTTAGTGAACTTGGATAAACGGGTTATTGAAGAAATGTTAGTAGATATTAGTGCCATTAACAATCGCGATAAACAAAATAAAATAGAACAAATATACAATGCGGAAGACCTCTTGAAAAAAAGACAAAAAATCTTCGAGGCGGAATTAACCACCAAGAAAAAAGAATTTGAGACGTTTAATACGACGCCGGTGCCCAATAAAATCGATTTTTCGGACAATTTGGATTCGCCGATGGGTGGCGAAATGGATAAAATACTTGCGGCACAAATTGCGTTGCGCGAATCCCAACTGAATATGGTGTTAAAAACACAAGATAAAGAAGCCGCGAACAAATGGATACAAAATCCGGGGCAAGCACAGCAGCAAGCACAGCAGGGACAAGCACAGCAAGAACCTATTAAATTAAAAATAGAAGACAAACCGAAAAAGGTTATTTTTTCGGATACTTTGGAGACCTTTCCTCCCGATACCTTGCAACCCGATACCTTGGCACCCGATACCTTGGCACCCGATACCTTGGCCAATGATTTTATGACACTTTTTAAAAAAAAAGACGAACCAATCGCACTACTAAGAGAGATTTTAGCAAAACAAA